ACCCCCGAAATGTCTTTCAGATCTTCCTCGGCTTCGTGCTCGAGGTCGCGCATCGCAACCGGAGTGCCGGGCGGTTCGATCTGCTTGGGCTGCGAAAGTTTGCCGCCCTTGCTGTCCCAGGCGATGTGTACGCCAGCGGTCGAGCCGTAGCGCTCCAAGTTCTCGCGCGCCTGGACGTCGAGCGTGTCTTTCTCGTACATCCAGCCGCCGTTGGCCGCGCGCAGCACCAGGTTGAGGCGGGCGCTGCGGCGCGCGTTGATCTCGCGCTGGGGGTCGATCAGGCTCTCGACCATGCCCTTCGTCGTGCCGCGCCGGAAATAGGGGAAGAACGGGGTGACGGTGAACGTGTCGTAGGGCGACCATGCATCGTACACGATGATGTCGCCGACGATCTGGGTGTTGCGGATCCGACGGCCCAGCCGGTTCTCGACGCGGATCGGGTTGCCCATGTACTCGCCGAACTCCAAGACCTTCTTGATCTTGTCGGGCGTGTAGAAATCGGGCACGCGCTCGCGCTCGCCGGTCTCGAGATCGACGAAAAAGCGCTGGGGCACCGTCATGTAGTGCTGCTGGTCGATGACGCGGACCAGTTTGCGCTCCTGGTCGAAATAGTCGAAGAACCGTTCCATGATGTCGGCGTAGTAGCCCTCGGGGTTCTCGTTCTCCCCGCCGAACCGGCGCCACGGCGCGATCTCCGGGCCATAGTCCATCACGTTCGACGGCATGCCCGAGTTGCCCGGCCCGCTCAGCCAGGGCCTGACCAGCGTGTAGGCCTCGTCGCCGTAAAACAGCTTGACCTGGTTGAGCGACATCCAGCGGCTTTCGCTGACGTGCTCGCAGCTCTCGTTGAGATCGTATTCTTGGCCGTCCGGGTCGAGGAACACGGAGAACGGATCCAGCGCGGTATGCTTGACCTCGCCCAGGTCGTTGTTTGCGAAATCGAGGCGCGACGAATAGAAGCCGCGGCCCCCGATCAGGCCGTCCATAAACACCTCGCTATCAATGAACTGGATCTTCGACCGGTTGCCGATCTGCTTGCTGATCTGGGACAGGACCTGCGCCACGTCGTAGCTGCCGCTGTCGTCATAGGCCGGCAGGAACTTGATGTCGGTGCGGTTCTGCAGGTGGAAGCCGACCACCAGCATGATCAGCGGTTTGATCTTGTTCAAGGTCAGTGCCGGCCGATCGGCGTCGAGGACGCGCTGCAGATCCTCGGCCGCCCATTGCTTGTCCTCGACGAAATCAAAACACTCCTTGGCGCTCTTGGCCCATGTGTCCTGGGCGCGCGCCGCGCGCTCGAACCGCGAGGCGACAAGCTGCATGAGCTCCCAGTTCTGGGGCGGCAGTTTGCGCGGTGCTACAGGGCCGTCGAGCATTTTTCACTCCAACCCAGCAAGGGTGTCGATGATGGCGGCGCTCAACGTCGATGCGCCGGAATACAGGATCCCGCCCATGATCAGGCCCATGCAGGCCTCGGCCCGCTGCGTCCAGTGCCCCCCAAACGGTTTGTTGATCGCGTATGCCGCGACGGCAAGCACGCCAACCGCCGCAAAATCGGCAGCGGGGGTAAACCACAGCGCTCCAATTGCCGACGTCAGCACGTTCAAACCGTACTCGACAGGCCCAATACCAAAAAGATCGAACGCAGGCGGGTTGAAGCGGTCAACATCGAACCGCGTATAGATCGGCAACGTGGCGATAAGGGCGACAACCCAACCCCAGGCCCCAAGCAGCAGGTGATCGCGGCCGGGTCTCTCCAAGCCCATACTCGCCCCAAAGTAGCCCAGCACCATTGCCACATACAGGGACCCCCAAAGCACAATGAGCGCCGGATCGAACATCGCAGCCAACGGCGCTGCCATAAGGAAGGCGCACGCGATCCGCGTGATCGTCGTCCCCGGCTCGACAAGGAACAGCTTGCGGACGATTGCCCCAAAGCCACCGCCGCGAAGCGTCCAGACGTATCCGCACCAGATGACGTAAAGAGTTGCGAGAGCGTAGGTCACGGCAACGCCTCGATCTTGGCTTGGAGTGCGGCCAATTCCGCAAGCAGCTCATCACGGGTAGGCGCTGCGGGCGCAGGAGGGGGAACGTAGGCGGCGATTGCGGCGAGTTCTTCCGCCGTGTACTCGCGCACGGTTTCTTCGCCTGTCTTGACGTTGATTTCTCGAACTTGGGTCATGCGTTCCTCAGTAGTAGATGATGTTGTAGGAGCCGCTGTCGAACACGTCGGTGCCGCTGGGCGTCGTTAAACGAACGCGGGACAGCGCACCGGCAAGCGCCTTACGCCCAAAGCAGTCGTGGCGGTTTGCGGAGCCGTCGATGAGACGCCCGCCCCCAACCCAAGTGTTCGTCGCAGCATCCACGAGGCAGAAGGTCAGCAAGCCCGAATAGAACAGCGACGCACTGTTGTCATAGAAACGGAAGCCGCTGGTTTGGATGCCCCCGACAACCGAGGCACCAGACAGCCGCTCCTCAAACACCGAGTAGCCGGTCGTCTCGATCCCGCCTGTCGGGCCGAACTGCACCATCAAAGGCGACGAGCCGTTAGTGGAGACTTGGTTGAGGATGACATGCAGGACCGAAATACCAGTGGGAACGGTAGTGAAGTCCACAGACGACCCGCTGGTCGTGGCCGCAAGCGTGCCGCGTGTCACACCGCCGCCCGCATTCAGCGTGTTCCCCGTAAAGCTCAGGCCGGTCCCAAGCGTGATCTCGCCGGTCGCACCACTCGGGCCACGCCCAAGCAGCCGCGAGGCGGCGAGGGAAACCATCGCGGGGGTTACTAAGGTTTGGCTCATTGTTTGGCCCCTTCAAAGACGTTGAGGATCGACGCCGGTTCGAGGGCTTCAATCGAGTGGAACTTAGGTGCGCGGAAAAGCGCGGGTTGATCCAACGCGCCAAACTCGCGCTGCGTGTCGTCAGTCGTCACGCGCACGCGGCCCGTCAGCACGATCATCAAGTGATCGACGTTGTGGTTGTGGCGAGGCAAGCCTTCGCCGGTCGCGAAATCGTATCGCACAAAGTCACTCCCGAGCGCGTGGAAGGCGTGCGTGTTCACAGTTCAGTTACTCCTCCAACTTCGCCGCTCGATGCAGGTGCGGGCGGGGGCGGAAGCAACTCGAACGCGCCATTGACATAGCGATGCGTCTGCGGCGTTACGTCGTCGGCGCACTCAACCCAATGCAGAGGCGGTGCGACGGGAAACGGCGCATCTTCGACTTGGCACAGCCGGTCGTTTTCGCCGGGGGAAATCAGCGCGTACTTCATGCGGCACCTTTGAGGTATTCAGTGACGACAACTGCCCCAGCGGTGCCTGGGCCACCACCAGAGCCAGCGCCGGTAGTACCGCCGCCGCCGTTAAGGCGTCCCGGCCCTGCGAAACCTCGATAAGCTGGAAGTCCGCAACCGTATGGAACCTGACCTCCAAACGCCGCTTGACCACGAAGATTTATATCCCCGCCCGAGCCAGAGCCAGCGCCTGTGGAAGATCCCCCTGTTGCAGATGCAAACGAGCCAAACGAAGATGTACCTCCGGTCGTACCATTAGCGCCCACGACGACAGTAACCCCACTTGGAAGGCTCTGCGTCGGAATGAGCCGCCGAGAGTACCCGCCAGCACCACCACCATAATCGGCTGCTCCGTCAGCGTGCCCGCCCTCAACCTCAACATCGACAGCGATCAGGTTGGCGGGCTTGCGGTAGAAGAACGTTCCTGCCGTGTTGTAGACACGCCGCACCATTCGGAACGGCACCGCATTGTCAGCGTCAAAGATGCCAAGGTTCATGGCTTACAGGTCCCCATGCTCAACGTCGATGTTGGTCGCCTGGGCAATGTGCGGCGCGGCACGAAGAAGATGCGTCGTGCCGGTCAGGATCAGCCCCGCAAGCTCCGGAACTTCCGCGTACTGGCCGCGCACTGTGGCGCTGATCGTCGCCGCTGCGAGCGTCACATCGCACAAGAAACGGTTGGTCGTGCCGCTGTCCGTGCTGATGAAGAAGCTGATCCGGTTCGCCAAGCCGGTTGCGACTGCGCCCGTGACGGCCACGCGCCGGATGCGCCGACCGGCTGCGGTGCCGGAGACGACGGTGACAAGGGTTCCGGTGCCGTCGATCGCCGTGTTGGCCGCCGTGACTTGCGCCTGCGCGCGGCCGGGGGTCGCTGCGTATTGCGGTGCTGCCGCCATGTTAGATCACTCCTGCGTCTAGAAGAAGGAAAGCAGGCGCACCCGAGGGGGCGTCCTGATACGAAGGGTCGGCGCCAGCGCCGTTGGAAGTTAGAATTTGGCCTGCCGTCGTGCCGCGAAACAGCTTCGTGGCGTCAACAGCGTTGGCAGCAATCTTCCCCGTCGTTACGGCGGCATCAATGATCTTTGCCGTAGACACAGAACCGTCAGCAGGCGTGCCGATCGGCGACGACGAGATCGTAAAAGCATAGACCTTCGACAGATTGGCCGGGGCGGTCACAAACGTCAGCGTGGTCCCCGATACCGAAAAGTCGGTTCCGGGCGCCTGCCGCACGCCGTCGATATAAGTAAAGCACGATTGGTTGGATGCGGGCGTGGCGGTGAGCGTGAATGTCGTATCAATGCCATCGCCCGTGAACTGGTCGAACGTGATGTTCGCAGCCGACCCGTCTAGGCCGTTGTCGCCGGTGCGCGCAAAGGTCGCAAGCGGCACGTCGGCTGCCGACCAGGTTCCGTTCGATGACGCATGGGCGACCGTGAGCTGCAGCCACGATCCGTTATCGACCAGCGCCGTGACGGTGAAGATGGCAAAGTCGGAATTTGACCCGTCCTTGCGGAACGAGAGCGTCCCCTTGTTCGTTGCGTTGCTGTCGTCCCACGTCGCAACAAAGTCGGAAATGTCTGGGTTCCCGGCGTCTGCCGACTGGGACGAGACCGCGATCTCGGTGACGGATGCAACGGCGGCATTGTTGAACCGGATCCCGCCGGCTCCGGGATCTGCCATCGAGGTGCTGACGTCGAACGTCCACGGGATGCCCTTGTCCGAACCCTGGTCGCCAGATGCGGCAAACCCGATATAGGCAATGTCGGCGGCCGTCAGAGTGCCGTTCGAGGACGAGTGTACGGTCGTAAGCTCGAGCCATGTCCCGTTGTCGACGACGTTCGTGACATAGAAGATCGCGAAGGTGGCGGGTGCA